CTCAACGACTACATCGCCGCGATCAACCAGTACGGCTACCAGTCGGGCGTGTCCTCGACGACCAGCAGCAGTGTCGAGACGATCGGCTCCTCGTTCGCTGGGTACGCCTCGGGCGGCATGAAGAACAACGGAGTCGTGTTCTCGTGCATGGCGGTCCGTCAACTGGTGTTCTCGTCGGTCCGGTTCCGCTACCAACGCCTCCGCGACGGCAAGCCGTCGGACATGTTCGGCGCCCCCGACCTGCGCGTGCTCGAAACGCCCGCCCCGGGTGAGACGACCCAAGACCTGCTGTCGCGGATGATTCAGGACGCCGACCTCGCGGGCAACGCCTACAACGTCCTCGACACCCCACTCTCGCGCCTCGGTGGCGACGACACCACGAAGAGCATCCTGCGCCTGCGCCCCGACTGGGTCTTCATCGTCGCGGAGCCCCGGATGCGTCCGACGGGCCAGCTCGGCTGGATCCGTCGCGGCTACGTCTACTACGAGGGCGGCAAGGACTCGGGCAACGACCCGGTGCCGCTGATGCCCGACGAGGTCTCCCACTTCGCCCCGGTCCCCGACCCGCTCGCCAACTTCCGCGGCATGTCGTGGCTGACCCCCGTGGTGCGCGAGGTCGAGAACGACGGCCTGATGAACACCCACAAGCGTCGGTTCTTCGAGAACGGCGCGACGCCGAACATGATCATCAAGCACGCGGCTGGCGCTGACCGCGACGCGATCATCAAGTTCGACGAGCGGATGAAGGCGCAAAACTCTGGCGTCGAGAACGCCGGCAAGACGCTCAACCTGTACCCCGGCGCGGACGCCACGGTCGTTGGCTCCAACATGGAGCAACTCGACTTCCGCCAGGTGCAAGGCGCGGGAGAGACCCGCATCGCTGCCGCAGCTGGCGTGCCCCCGGTGATCGTCGGCCTGTCCGAGGGGTTGCAGGCGGCGACGTACTCCAACTACGCGCAGGCCCGCCGACGGTTCGCTGACGGCACGGTCCACCCGCTCTGGGCGTCGGCAGCCGGGGCGCTCGCCACGATCATGCCGAGCATGGGCCGCGACGCCCGCCTCTGGTACGACGCCGACGACATCCCCTTCCTCCGTGAGGACGAGAAGGACGCGGCCGAGATCACGCAAGTTCGGGCGAACACCCTTGCCTCACTGGTCAACGCGGGCTTCACCCCCGAGTCTGCGGCGATGTTCCTCCAGACCCCCGATGACTTCCGGGTGCTCAAGCACACCGGCCTGTTCTCCGTCCAGCTCCAGAAGCCCGGCGCCGAGGCGCCCCCGGGAGAGGTGACCCCATGACGTTCTCTGACGCAAGGCGGGCGGAACTGCCGCCGCATGCCGACCTGCTCAGGACCAGCCCGTTCATCCTGCGGTCGCCCGAGGAGCGCGATGACGATGGGGATGGCATGACCCTCGATGGGTATGGCGCGGTGTTCAACCGGCAGACCATCATCGACTCCTGGGAGGGGCGCTTCAAGGAAGCGCTTGCGGTCGGCTCGATGCGCAAGTCGTTCCGGGAACTCACCCCTCGCATCCAGTTCGATCACGGACACCACCCCCTCATCGGCTCTATCCCGATCGCGCGCTTCGAGCCCGGCTATCCCCGCGAGGAGGTGGACGACGAGCGCGCTCCCGAGGGCGGCGCCCATGTCGTGGCACGGCTTCTCGACAACTGGCTGATCCAGCCGGTCCGCGAGGCGATCGCCGCAGGAGCCATCGATGGGATGTCATTCCGCTTCTCTGTGAACCGCGAGGAGTGGCACGACCACACCGGCAAGAAGATCACCGACGAGGCCGCCCTTCGCGACCTGCTCCGGCGCTCATGGATGGAGGATGTGCCGGATGAGGAACTCCCGGTCCGCACCCTCAAGGAAGTGCGCGTGAGCGAGATTGGCCCCGTCGTGTGGCCGGCGTACACGGACACCTCGGTAGGCGTCCGCTCACAGAGCGTGACCATCGACCTCGGCCGACTCAATGATCCCGCCGAGCAGAACAAGCTTGCCCGCGCCGTCATCCTGGCGGACCGGGTCGAGGCTCCCGCGCAGCCCGACACCCCGACCGACGAGGTCGGCGCAGTCGAGCACCCGGAAGACCTCAACGACACGCAGCGAAGCACCTCTCCATCTGGGGACGCAGCCAAGCACCTGTCGGCAGTGAACGTGCATGACGTGCGAGCCGAGCTCGCCCGCGTGCGCGACAACAACGCCAACATCACCCGAACCCTCTGAAAGGGGAATCCCGTCATGACTGACGAGAACAAGGGCGTGCAGCTGACCCACTCACAGGCGCTGGCACGCATGAAGGAGATCGAGAGCGAGCTTGAGCGACTCGGCGAGCTCGACTCGCTGACTGCCGAGCAGGAGGCCGAGTTCGTCGACCTCCGCGACACCTACAAGAAGTTGGACCTGCACCGCAAGCAGCTCGAGCGGGCGGCCGACCTGGCCGAGATCCGCTCCCTGGCTGGCGGCGTCGGCGGCGGCCGTGCCTTCGGTGGCTCGACCTCGACCAGCTCCGACTACGACCGCGACTCCATCCTCGAGCCCGACTCGGTCGAGGACTGCCGATTCAAGGACCCGTGGAACACCGACGAGGTCCGCCAGATCGGGCGCACCCCCAGCGAGGTCGCCGCGGAGTACCGCTCTCGTGCGCTGTCCGCCATCGAGAAGATGCCGGTCGCGAACGACAAGGTGCGCGCCGCCGCGACCGAGATCCTCGAGGAGAAGACCGACAACGCCGACAAGCTGGCTCGTCAGATCCTGCTCACGTCCTCGCCCGCCTACATGCGCGCGTGGTCGAAGATGGCTCGCAACACCCCGCACACCATCACGGCAGACGAGAGCCGCGCCCTCCAGGCCGTCGAGCAGTTCCGTGCCATGTCGCTGACCGACTCGGCCGGTGGCTACCTCGTTCCCTTCCAGCTCGACCCGACCGTCATCATCACCTCGGCCGGTTCGCGCAACGACATCCGTTCCAAGGCCCGTCAGGTCGTCGCCACTGGTGACGTCTGGAACGGCGTCTCCTCAGGCGCGGTCTCTTGGTCGTGGGACGCTGAAGGCGCTGAGGTCTCGGACGACACGACCACGTTCGCCCAGCCGGCCATCACGGTCCACAAGGCGGCCGGTTTCGTGCCGATCTCGATCGAGGCCATGCAGGACGAGGCCAACGTCGCGCAGGAGGTCGGGCGCCTGCTCGCCTTCGGCAAGGACACGCTGGAGGCCACCGCGTTCGCGACCGGCACCGGCTCGGGCCAGCCCTTCGGTCTGGTGACCGCCCTCGCGGGCACCGCCTCGGAGATCAACGCTGCGGCTGACGACACCTTCGCGATCGCGGATGTTCGGTCCCTCTACAACGCCCTCCCGGCGCGTCACCGGGCGAACGCCTCGTGGCTGGCGAACAACTCCATCTACACCCTCATCCGGGCCTTCGACACCTCTGGTGGTGGCGGCTTCTGGGCCAACCTCAACGGCGACCGTCCCGAGCAGTTGCTCGGCCGCGACGTCCTCGAGGCCGAGGGCATGGACGGCACGGTGACCACGTCCGGCGCGGTCAGCAACTACGTGCTGGTGTTCGGTGACCTCAGCAACTACGTCATCGCTGACCGCATCGGCATGACCGTTGAGTTCATCCCGCACCTGTTCCACACCACCACGAACCGCCCGAGCGGCCAGCGTGGTTGGTATGCCCACACCCGCATGGGTGCGGACAGCGTCAACGACGACGCCTTCCGCCTGCTCGACGTTCCGTCGGCGGCCTGATCCACCCAAGGGAGGAGGCGCCCCTCGCGGGCGCCTCCTCTCGCCCCGCCCCACATCTTTGAAGGAGATTCGCCATGGCCCAGATCCTCCGTGTCACGAAGGCGTTCAGCGTCCTGTCTGACCCGAACGGCCACGTCTACACCCCGGGCGAACTGGTCGCCTCCGACCACCCGCACGTCAAGGGCCGCGAGGACCACTTCGAGACCGTCGAGGCTCACGTGTCCGCGCGCTCCGCAGGTGTGGAGCAGGCGACCGCCGCCCCCGGCGAGCGCCGCTCGGTCACCAAGAAGACCGCCGCCAAGAAGGCCTGACCTTCCGTGGCCCTCGAATACTTCACGGCGGACGAGCTCGACGCTCTGCCGAACATGACGGAGGGCCGCTACAGCACTGCGCGCAAGGAAGCCGCTGCGGCGTATGTCGTCGGCATCATCGAGCGCGAGGTCGGCACCTCGTTCATTGCCCGAACCGTCACCGCTGAGCGGCATGACGGCGGCACCTACGGCATCGTGTTGCGACAGCCCTATGTCCTCTCGGTCACCTCGGCTACCGAGAACGGGACGGCAGTCACCGACACCCTGCGCGTGCGTGACGGCGTGGTCCGGCGTTACGGCTCGACTACCGCGTCGACGCCCAGCCGCTGGTCTGACGGCGTAGAGAACGTCACCGTCACCTACCAGGCGGGCTACTCGTCCTCTGTTCCCGCGGACATCAAGGAGGCGGCGCTTCAGGCGACGCGCTGGCGGCTCCTGGCCACCAACTCCAACAGCGACCTGAATGCCCGGCAGACGTCCATCACGAACGAGATGGGCGGCACCGTGAACTACGCCGTCGCCGGCCCCGTGCCTCCTCGGTCAGAGTCCCAGCGGTGACGACGCGGACGATGGCGCGGTTGACCACCGACTTGGAGCCGCGCTTCTTGGCCTCGGCCGGGCTCTCGGTCTGCTCGGCGATGGCGACTCGGTGGCCGGCCTTGATCAGCCGCGCGAGATAGGTCTCGGCGGCGTGGATCGGCACGCCGCACATCGGGATCGGCGCGCCGTCATGCTCGCCGCGCGCGGTCA